TTAAACTTTTCTAGGGCATTTTTACTCAGACGCCACTGATAATCTTCTGGGCCCGCATTTACATGTTCTGCCAGCTCAAACCAAGCAGGTTCTGGGCCACGCACTACTCTAATAACAATACCACCGGCACGTTTAATAGCCGCAATTTCATTAGGAAAACGGCAATCACTAATAACAATATCGTCGGTGCTATTGCGGATTTTATTTTCTAAACTGGCAATCCAAATATCGTCATGATAGCCTCTGCGACACACTTCTGTACCCCATAATTGCAGTACGCTACGTGGAGTAATAGATTGTCCTAGCCGTGTAGTCCACCATGGATCTGGCTGTTCGCGCCACTCGCGACTTTGTTTAGTTCGTCCTTCTAATAATTCGCGATCCCACCCAAATACATCGGCTACTGCATCTTTTAAACTGTTAGCAAATGACTCTCGTCGGAACTGGTGTATATTTACTAGGTAGTCAGCAATAGTGTCTTTGCCGGCGCCAATTAATCCACAAATTCCAATGATCATCTAATTTCCTTTACGTTGAGGTGTTTTAAAGTTGCTTGCAACATGTCAATCTGCCTACGGCAATCTTCAAGTGCATGGTGGCTTGTTGGTGGCTTAGGTAAGTCAGGCCACAAACTATATACCGTACGAGCATCGCGAACATTATAAAATTGCCAAGGTAGTTGTTTACCGTAGCTCTTGTATGCGTGCTCAAGAATATTCATGTCGTATGTAGGTCCGTTGGCCCAGATAAACTTATGTTGCCAAGCAAGTTTATAAAGACTGTCCAGTGCTTGATCTAAGTCTACACGACCTTCTTCCATAAATGCTTCTGCTTGTGCTTCAGGTTGAGTGGCCCACCAGTCTATAGTATCTTGTTGAATACTTCTGTTTTCTTGACTTTCTAATGTAATGCGGGCATAATATTGACGGTCATAATAACCAGTGCCAAATGGGTCAAAACTTTGTGCCGCAATGGTTAAAATGGTCGCATCAGGACCAGTGCCTAAACCTTCGATGTCTATCATTAATGAGCTCATGCTATGATTATAGCATAAAGCAAAAAGAAAATCTAGTGTTTTTTAACCGATTACAAACGTAATTGGTTGACTGCCGTCAACATAATTCTTAAGGTCTTCAATGCACTGTTGCATACCTGCAATACCTTCAGATTTCATTGCTGATCCGTTAAGACTTCCGCCACCTTGTGGGCCGGCTATTGTAGCAAACTTTTCACGTGCTTCACCAATAATGGTTTTGCAGTTAAAGAACATATAATCTTTAATCCACTTGCTAATTTGGAAATCACTTAACAAATTAACTTCTGGTTTCAAATTGTATGTCCAAAGCAGAACGTTTTCGCCTGTACCTTTTGGATCGCGGATTAACTGTAATTTTTTAGTGACCGGATTCCATGTGTAGTTCATGTAAGCACCAAACATACGTCCAGCAAGCTCAACATACTGTGAATAGAAGTCATATGTAGCTAGTCCACCAGCCACGTTAAAGTTCATTAAGTACACGTTCATACTTGCTTGACTAAACGGATCAAAATTACTAGCAAACGGACCAGTACTATCACCAAATGTACGACGGAAAATTTGACGAACTGTGATAACTTCTTGTGGCAATGTATAGATGTTTACATTGGTCACAAGTTCCATAAAGGTGTATGATTCTTCGTAAGCGTTTTGTGCTCGCTGACGATATGTGGCAATAGCGTTGCGATAAGCAGATTCATAATGCTCTGCATCTAATTCAAGGTCAATGATTTGGTCACCTAGTTGTAGGCGAACATATTCAATTAAGTCTTGTTTTAATGTTTGTAATGTAGATTCTGCTTCAGCCATAGTAATGAGAACTCCGTTCTCATGTATTTACCAGGCCTTCAAGATGATCAAGTTATCGTTGCCACGCCCATTATACTTGGTTTCTGTAGCTTTAATAGCTTCAAAATCCTTACGAGCTTGTGGTTTACTGCCCATAACCAGCTTAACTTGTTCTGCAGGTTTACGCAAAGTTTTTTGCACCGTTGTTTGAGCATCAAACCCTACGATTGCTGAACCCTTAACTGTAAAGGTTCCAATGTGACTATCTGCTACTACGTGAATTAACTTACGCTTGGCGGTATCATAAAGCCATGCTTCTGACGCACCGACTAACTTAGTGACTGCTTCTGATTTGAGTTTAAGTTCGTCAAATTCTTTTAAGAACTTAAATTTGCGTGTGAGTTTTTCTGGGCTTACTGCTTTCTTGGCTCGCGGTTTGCGTTCTACTTTTTTCAGTTGAACATAACTAGCACAGTCATTGATTACCGTTTCGCAAAACTTAACGCACTGTTTTAATTGATTCTTATTAAGGTGGCTGTATCCTTCTACTAGGTCAGCATCTTCACCTTCTAACACTTCATTAAATTCAGCAAGACGTAATTCCCAAACAGCCGTGACTTGATTAATCATGTTAGGACTAATGTTCATACTACGCATCAGACTAATAGGTTTGAAGTCCGCAGACATCTTGGCGCCTTTGTCAATAAAGTCGTCAAACATGCCTTCTAATTCTCCACAACACTCGGATATTTTTTCACGCAGGTGATCCTGAATGGTTAATTTTTGCACAGCAGAGTCATCGTCTTTTTCTGCTTGTGTCTTACGAATTTCTTGTTTAATCTTGAGCATTTGACTAATTTGTTCGTCAACAATACATTGCTCGTGTTCGGTTAATTCTAAACCAACTAGAGTCATGCGACATGCCCAGGCCGGAGTTAAACGGATCTGACTGTCTGGAATACCGCGCATTAACTTGGCGTCAGACTTACGATGATTATGTTCTAGATAATGGCAAAGAAATTCTTTAGCGTCCTTCTTACCATAGTGATAGTTATACCAGTTAAATGCCTGGGCTAGTTTGCTCAAGCGATTTTCTGACGTGGGTTGAAAGTGCCACTCGGGCTCAAAGCCTACATATTTTGTTTCAGCACCCTTAGGGTTTAGACGTTTAATTTTGTTTTCTTTATTACTCATAGTTTTTATATTTTACGTGAAGTTTAAACTTTGTCAACCGATTAGTGCCGCAAAGGTAATATATTTTTCCAAATTATCAATGAGCTCAATTGCTTGCTCACGCAACTCGCGATAGCGTGGAGTTTCTCTGTGCATCCTACGGCATTCTACTAGCTCTTGATCTAGCTCTGTCATTTTAGCGTCTACTCCACGAACCATCTTAATAAGATCACGTTTGGCTACCTTGCTTGTTAAGGCGTTTATTTGCGGTATAGCACGATCTATACGTTCGTATAATTCATCCATAACAGTAATTATAGCGGGTTTAGAATTTCTAGTCAATCAAACCCATAAATACATGACTATGCCACGCTTATCGCTATACCGCCCAAATAGAACATCTGATTACCAGTTTATTGACCGTACAGTAAGTGAAATGTTTACTGTAGGCGGACTTGACATTTATGTTCACAAATATCTCGGTCCACAAACAGGAGATGTCGGTGATAACGATGCAACTTTACCAGTTTATGATCAACAAAATCCACTGTTTATTGAAGATTTATTATTAGGCGAAAACCGAGATCGTGCATACGATCCTGATGTTTTTATCATGCGCGGTGTTTATCGTGTGCAGGATGTTGATTTTGATTTAACCCAATTTGGTTTATTTTTAAACAACGATACCTTGTTTATCCAATTCCATTACAACGACATGATTGACACATTTGGTCGCAAGTTAATGGTCGGTGATGTTTTAGAATTTCCAAACTTAAAAGATTACAATCCTCTTGATACAACATTAGCAAAAGCATTACCACGGTATTATGTTATTCAAGATGCTAACTTTGCTGCAGAAGGTTTTAGTGTCACCTGGTTGCCACACTTATGGCGTGTCAAGGCTACTCCATTAGTTAATGCTCAAGAATACAAACAGATTATTGACGAGCCGTTTATGCCTCCTAACATTTGGGATCCTGGCAACTTTTATCCGTCAGGAGAAACAGTTCAAGACGGCAATAATTTTTACCAGGCTAATAAACCTGTTCCGCCAGGAACTCCTATTACCGATACAGAATACTGGACACAGATTACTAATCCAACCACAGTTGGTGATAAAGACAGTACACGTCCAAAAGATTTAGAAATCAACGATGCTATCCTTACACAGGCCTTTGCAGAAGTTCCACTGTCTGGATACGATACTGTTAAGTTCTACATATTACCTACTACCGATACAGGAAATCCAGCTGGCTATTATGGCAGTGGATTGACCGCTGATATGACCGGTCCAACAGTCGACGGAACTCAGCCCGGCGAAGGAATTACTCCTCGAGCTGATGGTTATACGTTAGGCTACTTAACTGGAGACGGTATAGCGCCAAACGGTTTGCCTGTAACGCCAGGTGTAAATTTTCCTCCAAATCCGGTACTTGGGGATTACTGTTTACGGTTAGATTACTACCCAAATCGCTTATTCCGATATAACGGCAAGGCCTGGGTTAAGATTGAAGAGAAGGTTCGTACTGGACTTAATCTTGCTAACCAAGACGAGCTTGTTCCACCACAATTTAACGCAGAAACTCAACGGGCATCGTTTGTTAACAATACATACACTGTAGCAACAACCGACATGGGCAATATTCCAAGTCGCCAGAGCTTGTCTGAGATACTTAAACCAAATGCAGATAATGGCGACCAAGGCGGTAACTTGCCACCTAACCCAAGACCACCAGGACGATAATGGCACTAACACAATTTTTTTACGACGAACAACTACGTCGTTTCTTACTACAGTTTGCTAGAATCTTTAGCAACTTTGCTGTAGAGTATGGACGTAATGAAGAAGGAACTAATCACACTTTAATTCGTGTGCCGGTTAAGTATGGCGATTGGTCTCGGCAAGCACAGACAGTATTAAACAATAACTCTGCAAGTACTATGCCGTCAACACCAATGATGACATTTTATATTTCAGCATTAGATTATGATCGTCCTCGTATCCAAGATCCTACATTTATAAGCAATATTGCTGTGCGTCAACGCACCTATGATCGTAATACCGACAGTTATGAAACTACACAGGGTAATGCATTTACTATTGAAAGACTAATGCCTGTTCCTTATAAGATGACTATGAAGTTAGATATTTGGACTAGTAATACTAATCAAAAAATGCAATTGTTAGAACAAATTCTTGTGTTGTTTAACCCAAGTTTAGAAATTCAAAGTACAGACAATTACATTGACTGGACTAGTTTAACAGTATGTGAATTAGAAAGTACACAGTGGACTAGTCGCACTGTTCCTGTTGGTACAGAGAACCCAATTGATATTTGCACACTAACTTTTAATGTCCCTATTTGGATTTCAAGTCCTGCTAAAGTTAAGAAATTGGGTGTAGTAGAACGCATTATTGCTAGTGTCTTTGACGCTAACGGAAACGCCAGCGACGCTATTCTTGATAACGATTTGTTATTGGGCACACGTCAAACCTTTACACCATTTGGATATCAAACTTTATTAATTGGAAACAAGATACAGGTATTAGCTCAAAGTGCTACAGTTGATCAATCAAATGAAAGTTTAATTCCACCAGACAGTCCACCGAGCAACTTATTATGGCATAATGTTGTTGGTATGTACGGTACTCTACGTCCGGGTATTAGTATGATTTCCTTAGAGCAGGAAGATGGTAGCGAAGTATATGGTACCGTAGCATATGATCCGTCCGATGATCGTTTTATGTTGTTTACTGTTGACGAAGCTAGTGTTCCAGCAAATACATTAGATCCAGTCGATGCTGTTATTAATCCACTGTTTAGTGGCCCAGATGCTGGGTTAAATCCTGCGGCTGAAGGGCAACGATATTTGCTAACCGAAGCAACAGGTAATTTTGATAATCCTGATAATCCAACTGCATGGTTAGGTGATGGTGGACAACCTTTAGTTGCCTATGCTAATGACATTATTGAATTTAGTGGTGGCCGTTGGGTAGTTTCTTTTGACAGCACTAGTAGTCCTGTAAATAAACAATATGTCACTAATATTACAACCGGTTTACAATACGAGTGGACTGGATCTACTTGGATTAAATCTTATCAAGGCCTATATCCAGGAGGCACATGGAATCTAATACTGTAAACGCAGTAGGTGTTTGGTTCTATAGCGTAGCCACACACAGATATCTATACTTAATGCGTAATGACCCACGTCATCCCGATTGCTGGGGTTTGCCTGGTGGAAAAATTGAAGCTGGCGAAAGTATTATGGATGCTATTGTTCGAGAGTGCCAAGAAGAGTTGGGTGGCATGCCGGAGTATTTGAAGCTGGCTCCTTTGGAAAAGTTTACCACAACAGACAGTGGTTTTTCATATCACACATTTTTTTGTAGTGTAGCCGACGAGTTCCAGCCTAAACTAAATGACGAACACGTTGGATGGGCATGGATTAATTCAGGTACATGGCCTAAGCCTATGCATCCTGGGTTATGGTCTACTGTAAATTTTGATGCTGTGCGTCACAAAATTGTGACTATGGAAGTCAGTGTTCAAACATCGCAATAAGCGACAAAATCTCGATATGACATTGTGTTAACATTAGAACATTCAAGCCAGGAGTCTGGCATAATGCTCGATTCACCTATTAACCAAAACTTAACACCAGAGTAAGCATCAAATACTTGTTTAACGTCATCGAACCACCGAGGATGATCGAATAGCATTTGTTTACTGTACCCGATTAAAAATATTTCTTTATGTCCGTCAAACGCCGCTAGGTAAACCGGAAGAGCAGGCATAAGCAATCTTGGATTTTGAGGAATTAAATAAAAATCTCCAGGATTGTTAATACAGTTTCTTGCTGTAGTGTAAACAACATTGTCTTCGTAATATTTGTTATCAATTAATTTTTGTAGTTGTTCTGGATCAACATCAACTGAAAAATCTAACCGCATATCTTCAGCTATTATGCCAGTACCGTAGGTTTGTAATTTTAAACTGCCTAACAGTCCACCACGGTGACGTTGTAATCGAGTATAATCAAAACCTAAAGGATATGTAGATTGTAAACTGTCTTGACTGCCTATACAGGCAGCTCGACCAGATATGTGTTGATTTTCAATTGGGTTAGCAATCCATTCGCGTTGTTCAATACGCTTGCCACCTTCCCAGACTGTGTTAACTACAACAAACTCGCCAGGATAATCTGCACGGAATCGTGCTTCCATTAGGTCCGCCCAACTGCTACTTCAATTGTGCCTACTTCTTGACTATCGTAAGCTTCAAGAGCTTTACCAATAATGCAACCAGGTTCATATTTGGCTTTGTCTAATACAGTAGCAACACCTTTGATGTCGCTGGCAACCAAACGATCACCTTTCTTGATTGTGCCAACTACTTGACACGGAACACGACCTGTTAATGCTACTGCTACAACACTATCGCCAGCAAGTGTAGCATTCATAAGATAACTAGGATTAGTTGAAACAATTCCAGCAATTGCAGTACTATGACTTGTCACTGTAGCAGTGACTTCGTGCTCGCCACCAAAATCAAGAACAGTACCAGGAGTATAATTTACATCAGCTACATACATCTCTGCTAAGTCAGCGTACTGTGCTGATGTTGCTTTAGCAAATACAGTATTAAAATATGTTGAGGCTGTGCCAATGTTGCCAACGCCGTTAGCATTGCTATTGTTGATATTACCGCAATTAATATTGCCAGTACTGACAGTTAAATTGCCACCTGTGATATTACCAGTAGCACTAACATATCCAGCGGTTAAAATATTACCACCGGTTACGTTACCTGTAGTACTCCAAGTTCCACCGTTTATAGTTGGACTTGTTAACGTTTTGTTAGTTAATGTTTGTGTGGCTGTGACACCCACCATGTTATAACCGCCTACAGTCACACCATCGCATACGTTAAGAATCCAATTGCTAGTATCTACTACCATTTCGCCTAGAGCGCCAGTAAATGCGGCTACTTGAGCAGACGATCCGCGTCGATATTGTACTTGTGTTGACATGTTAGTTTATTCCTATATGGATATATTTATGTCGGTACAGCCCAGTTTTCTGTAGCATTATCCCAAAAATACAGTTGTCCATCAGTTGGGTAAGGAATTGGGGGTTCCCACATCCATGTATCTGTGTTTAATATCCAACCTTTATGATTATTTGGTGCATAAAATACCCCAGATATACCATTAATAACTACAGTAGGGTCGTAATGATATCCTATTCCGGCGTAATTAGCACGTAATTTCTTCGATTGATCCGGATCCGGAGTAGTAGTATTAGGAGTGTAATAAACATTACCCCTGGTATTATAACTAGTTCTTATCCAGTCGCCTGGACTAGAATCAACAAATGTATCAAAAAAATCTGACTCAGCTACAATAACTGCTGTCACTCGTCCGTCGACTACTTTAGCAAAATGTCCCAATTCTTACTCCTTACCTAAACGGTTTTCCGGTGACCCATGTGACTAAACTATATCGTGTTCCCTCTGTTACCGGAGTCACTTCATGTAAAATATAACTTGGAAATACTGAAACATATCCTTGCTCTCTGCTCATAATTGTTGGTTCTTTATTTGTGTGCAACAACAAATTACCACCTTTGTATGCAGTATCAGCGGATAGTTGTAAACTAAAACTAAGTTTACGCACAGCACCATTTAAAACAGTATCCAAGTGTGCTCCATATTTATCGCCAGAAGCACTATATTTTGTGAACTGTACTCCTTCAATCAACCCAAATAAATCAAATTTAAAAAATCTTTCATTCAATGATATTGTAATATCTGTTATTCGACGAAATACCCACTCTAATTCGTCGCAAGCATATAACCATGCAATGTCGCATTCTCGATAATTGTCGTCTGAATTCATAGCGACACCTTTGCTTAACATTCTTTGTTCGCCTATTTCGATGATTTTTTGACATTCTTCTGGTGTAAATGCTTTGTCCCAATACGCCCAATAGTTTACTGGGTCGGTTTGAAAAATCCATGAGGAATTTTGAGTTTGTGGTATTTTTTCTTTATTTTCCATCAGATATTTACGCAACAAAAGTACTAGAGGTTGTAAAAGTATGTATCCATGTAGTTCCGCTTTGAGTGACGGTTCCTCCTGACCCGCGCTGAGTTGCGTTAGTATATGACACTACTACAACTCCAGAGCCGCCATTAGCACCTGGTTGGCCAGAGGCATTTGATGCAGCTCCGCCGCCACCCCCTCCGCGATTAGCTGTTCCTGCAGATCCATCTCCAGAGTTGCTAGCACCACTTCCAGCACCACTACCCCCAGTTCCGCCGGTATTGTAGCCGCCACCTCCGCCGCCTCCAGAATATCCAACGCCTGTTAAAGGATATGTAGTAGCAGGGCCTCCTGGACCTCCTTGTCCGCCAGAAGCGTTTACACCCGAACCTGACGCTCCACCGCCTCCTCCTCCGCCAGCAGCTGCGGTGCTAGCATACGCAGTTGAATATCCGCCCGGGTATCCTTGGCCTGCTGTGCCTGATCCACCTGCAGCAGCTCCAGGTTGACATGTACCTGCTCCGCCTCCAGATGCACCATTTCCGCCAGTGCCGTTTCCTCCCCAGGATCCGCCTGTTCCACCTCCAAGTGCAGTTGTGCCAAATGCTGCAGACGAACCGCCGGCATTACCGCTTGGATAAGTAGCAGTTCCGCCACCACCAACTGTAATTGTATAAGATTGTCCCACTGTGACTAAAGCTGTTCCGGTCACATAACCACCACCACCTCCGCCACCACCTTGTGTGGTAGTTGGAATACTTCCGCCACCGGAACCACCACCTCCAACAATTAAATAACTTACAGTGTAAGTAGTAAGACTAGATGTGACTGTTTGCCAAGTGTTTGTGGCTACGTACATTTCAACTGCACCGATAGTAGTATTCCATCTAGTTGCTCCTAGTGGAGGATTTAATGGACGTTGGGCTGTTGTTCCTGATGGAAGATTAAGTGCACCAGTTGTGGTACTAGCATCAATAATGCCAGATTGTGGCACAATAACTGCATCTTGTTTAAATGATTTACTAAACATATATTATCCTATATAAACACCAGAATTATAAAAAACATGTATGGTATTATTACCTGATGTATATACCAAACCTCCATTGCCTCTTTGATTTCCTGAATAAGCAACAATAACTGTACCGCTACCGCCTGTTCCTCCGCGAGGAGATTGCCAAGTTGCTGTGCCAGGACTCGGTGGGGGTGCCGCAGCAGCTCCACCTCCTCCTCCGCCGGTGCCCGGACCACCGGATTGCCCTTCTTGACCTTGAGATCCAAATCCGCCCATTCCACCGCCACCAGATCCACCAGGACCAGAGGCATTATAACCGCCACCACCTCCACCACCAGCATAAGTTAATCCAGTAGGTGCAAATGTTGATCCAGGACCTCCCGGGCCGCCTGTTCCACCACTACCGTTGCTTCCACTACCACCGGCTCCGCCGCCACCGCCCCCAGCAGCCGATGATGCTGGTCCATAGGCTGTTGCAGCACCACCTGGATTTCCTTG